CCTAAAGCTGTTAATAGATTAATTACCCATGAGTTAACAGCTGAACTAGTAGGTAATTTTGTTGTACTATTACTGAAAGTAGTTTCAGCATTATAATTTCTTACACCATCAAGATCATCATTCTCAGTTGCAATTTCTAATAATTTCCTTAAAACTTGTGTTTGGTTATTATTCAAATCACCTGATCTTATAGAAGCACCAGCAGAGTAAGTAGCTCTTGCTGAATCTACATTTGTTACAGGTTTGATTATAATAGCACCATCATCGAGGAGGACAACAACTTCAGTTGCAAGGAACGTATCGAAACTCCCTGAGTAGCTAAATGTATTTGCTGCTCCCGTATTTTGAGAGTAGGTTTTTTGTACTTGAGTATGTGCCATTTAGTTACTTAGGAAAATTTTCTATGGATTTATTAGGGAAACTAAGATCTAAGATTTCTTGTCTGTTATCTCTAGTTTTAGAATCCTTACCATCTTTCTCAGATTTCAATTGCTGAACTCTAGAGTATCCTGGGTGAGATGGATCGTTTAATTTAGCCCAAGCTTTCGACCTAGCTTGGTTCATAACATTATCTATAAGAGTATTATGAGGATATGTATTAGGATCAAGATCCCAATTGGCTGGATTAGCTCTATCAGCTCTCATATCTGCCATTGAATTCTTAATATCTTTTCTTGTAGATAGATAGTTTAATGCTTCTTCTACATTCTTAAATTTCTTAAACCCAACAGTAATTGGAACTGTACCTATAGCATTCTGGAAGTGTGCTCTAACATGAGCATCCTGAACAAAGGAGTATCCACCATAAGCATAGGTTGTAGATTTAAGATCATAGTTACTATCTAATAAAAGCCTTCTACCAGGGGTATCATTACGAATATCTAATGAAACTGGTGATACAGCATTGAAAGATCTACCAATTATATTCCAGTTATTTATAGGCTTACCATTTAGTAAGTCACTCTTTTCAGGAAGTTTACCTTCTCCTGCTAAGAATTCAGAAGCTTGGTTTCTATTACGAATATTGCTCCACATATCAGAATTCAATTCTTTCATATGCGGGTTAATCCATTTACCAAACTCATTCCTCATACCAGCTAAAGGTATACTATTATTAAGTACGTTCGCTGCAGCTTTATCTAAAGCACCTGGCTTCATTTGAACTATTTGCATCATCTGATCTAAACCAGACATATATGTTTTACCAGTTAAACCTCTACCTACTACATATGCAACAGCTTGTAAACGTTTTTCAGCCCACTCACTGCCCATAAGTTCCATGTTATCACCAATATCAGCAATAGTAGAGAATATAACATTATAAGGTTCTAAGGTTCTATAGTCAAACCCTACATCACCTATATAAAAATGGTTAGGTTTCCATCCAGCATTAATCCAATTCTGTTTAAGTTGTCTATCAGCAGGACCATTACCAGTTAACTGCCCAGCCATGTACATACCGCCCATTGTTGTAACAACACCAGCACCTACAGCTTGTCTACCTGCAAATAAATTCCTAGCACTTTTTAAATCAGCAGCATTATTAATACCATATTCAGCTAAATCTGTAAAATCATCACCTGTATGTTTAAGTATAGCACGTGATTCATCAGCTAAAGCACCAAGTAATGGTGTGTTTTTAAATGAGAAACTTAATCCATTAACACCAGTTCTAGCAAATAGATAGAAAGGTTTTACTAATGGAATTGAATTAAATACATCATCTAACTTTTTAGCAGTACCTTTAAGATCAGAAGTTAAAGTTACTTCTTTAAATTGTTTATCTAACCAAGCATCACCTGAGAAATCTAAATTACCTTCACCATCAGTGAAGTTCTTCATATGTATATCTTCAGCTTTACTTAGCATTTCAGGGGTAATCTTAGACCAATCATCACCTACTTCTTCTAAAACTTGACGCATAGCCATTTCTTTAGATCTAGATCTAGCCATAAGCCATCTATGAGTATCATCAGTAGCTGCTAATGCTCTTGGAGACCAACTGAATAATTTATTATTAGTTAAATTTCTGGTTGTATTATTGATATAGAAAGCAGCTTTCTCTCCAGCTGTACCTTGCTGTTCTACAAAAACTCTCTTAGCTTCCCAAAGATCATCTGTCGGTGTAGTCTCAGTATATCTAGTTTGTATATCTGCTATATCTGCTTTGAATTTAGAATTCCATTCTTTACGGAATATCTGCATAGCCTCTGGTATAAGTTCCAGTTGACCTTTTAATTTAGAAACTGCAACCTTTTGAGCAGCAGCTCCTCCTTCTACAAATGGTCTTCTAATAGTTGCACCAAAAGCTTCATTTAGAGTATTTAGGTAACTATTAATTGTAGTACCCATCATAGCTCTCATAGGAGTCTTAGGTCCACTAAGGATACTTTGTACCATAGTTTTTTGTAAACCCTGTACTAAGTCACCAGTCTTTACCTTACCATTAAACTTACCACCTACAATAGCTTGATGCATCCAAGCATTAAAATCCTTCCAACCATGTATATCATCTGTTACTTTAAAGACATCTAGTACAGCTCCAGCTAAATCTTCATCTCCTTGTTCTTGTAACATACGAACCATTGTATTAACATTGTTTCTAATGCCTGTATGAGATTTAGAACTAGCTTCAGCAACTTGTGCATTCAAATCTATTAACATTTCTTGAGTCATCTTACCGTCACCTTCACGTAACATCTTACGTGCAAGATCCCAAGTAAGTTGAGTCTTTTCAACTTGATGTATACCAGCAGTTAAATTATCTCCAACTCTTCTCATAACACCATCTTTAGCAAATATATCAGTTTTACCTATCATATCACTAGCTGCACCAGCTTGGTCTCTAAGTTGTAATAGAAGAGATCTATTGACTGCATCCTGTACTTCTATGTTTTTAACTTTCCACTTATCAAAATCGGAAAGTTTACCAAAGTCTTCTACATTTAAAGGTTCATCTAATAAGTCACCCCAGAATTCACGTGGACTTGTATTACCTGCGTTCCTACCTAGAACAGCTTCTTTAATACCATCTAATGATGTATCAGAGGCTACACCTCTAGTACCTTTAGGATCTCTTGATTTAACTTGTCCTTTATATTGTACATCATCAACTAAATCTTTAGCAAATAGATCTAACTGCTTTTCATCTATACCAGATTTAGCAGCTCGTGCCATATCAGTTTGAGAGAATAAAGAGTTAGTGCTGCCAGGATTGGATACACCAATTGTATGTCTAATCTCATCCCAATCATTCAATACTTGTCTAATACCATCTCTAGCTTTAGAGTAACCTTGGCCTAACATTGTAGAGCCATTTTTATAGACTCCATAAGCTGACTTCATTAATCCATCAGTATCAATACTATCAGCAAAGGCATTTTTAAATCCATCTGCACCTTTATTCATCTGCTCTGTAGCAGCTTCAGCCCAATCATTTAGTTGTTGTTGGGTTTGTTTGAAGAAAGCTTCTTGACCTTGTAATGCATTCTCTACTCTAGCTGAATAGTTTCTTGTAGTAGCAACTGTTCTATCTAATGCTTCTTGACTAAATTTAGTAATTTTACCTGGTACTTGTGGTAATGCACCTAACATATCACCACCTCGTGTACCTATAGTTCTACCTAAACCACCAAGACCAACAGTACCCATGATACCTAATACACCTTCAGTAAACATGAAGTCTGCACGTTTAAACATAGGTGAATTAGATCCTTTAGCTAAGGCTGATATATAGAAATGTCCATTAGGATCATCTTGTATTATATTCTTTAATATACCATCTTCATACATCATACCTCTACCAGACTCTTCTAAATTAGTAAACATTGCTACAGGCATGTCTGCAATCATAATAGATTTACCTGCACTCTTTGTCATATTAATCGCTTGTACAGCTTTCTGTCTACCAAACCAACCTTGAGCTGGTCTTGTAACTACTGTTCTTAAACCTTGACCTTTAGCTAATCCTGTAACAGTAACCTTACCACCAGTTAGAGATGGTTGTAAGAATTGACCTGCTTTTATTAAGGCTGGAACATTTTTAGCAGCACCATAGGCTTTCATTCCTGTACCTAATTTAGCAGCTGCACCACCAGTTAACATGGTTGGTATAGCCCAATAACCTACTTCATACGTTAAGGTATCCATAACGGATCTTTTCAGGTTATGGTTAACCATATACTCTAATGAGTTTTCATTAGTATGTTGTAGTGCTTGGTCATCTAATGTTGAGTCATCATGCCAGCTTTTACCTTGAAGTACATCACCAACACTTCCGATGGTTTCCATGGTATCAGCTGTCAAATCAAATAGAGCACCTGATGTACTTTGACGTATACCTTCCATTCTATTTACATCAGAAGATTCTCCTACATCAGATAAAGCATGTTGCCTTCTAAGGTTAATGTAGCGAGCCATGTTCTGACCTGCTCCATTCTGTTGCCATAAGGCTTGTAGCCTAGCACTAGCATCTTTACTTTGAAGACCTTGTAACCATTCTTGTGTAGCTATAGCGTCTTCTTCAGCTGTCATACCAGCACCACCATTTAGGTTAGTAGTGTCAAAGAAGTCAGCATATGTTATTTCTCCATCTTCATTATGGTCATAACGATCCACTAATTCTGGATCTTCTTTAATCATATTGAAAGCTTGGAGTTGCTTTTCTAAATTATTACCATCTGATAACAGTTCTCTTAACTGACTTTCTTTAGCATCATCCCAATCTTTAGTTAATGATAGTTTTCTAATTAAAGGTTCAGGTACGTTACCACCATAAGCAGCTTGTATCTGTTCTACAGGTATATCACCATTTTCATCATACTGCCAAGTAAACCTAGTAGGTTCTTTAGGTTGTTCAGGTTCAGGTTGTACTTGTTCTTCTACAGGTTGTTCAGCTGTTGGTTCACCTTCAACTGCAGGTTGACCTTCAGCTGTTGGTTGTTGTTCCCCTCCTAACTCAACTTGTTTCTCAGCGGGTGTTCTGAAATCTTCTTCAGGGTATGCATTTTCAATTTCCTCGACATGATCTTCATAACCTTCTACTTTCAAAGTAGAGTCGGGTACACCTAATGCATCAGGTTGTAAATTTAGTTCATCCATTAGTTATCTATTTATAGAAGAAGGAGGAGCTTGATAATTACCCCAATCTTGATTTTGTGGATTAAATCTGTTTCCAGCATACAATCCTAGCCAAGGATACATCGCTTCCTTTTCATCCCATATAGACTGTGGATCAGGTCTACTAGGCATACAATCTCTAAGCATACAAGTTGAATACCAGTATGTATAAGGTGTAGGATACTTAGATGCTCTTTCCATAGCCTTAGCTATTGGTAAAAGACCATCTGGATCAGAGATATACTCTCCATCCATAGTTCTACCTTCATAAAGATCTTGTTCTGGAGGACGTTCTTTAGGCCATAAGCCTTCATGTCCTCTGGCTTTTAGTTGAGCATCGACCAGACCCATCCAATTACCATCTCTACCACGTGCTAGTCCTTCATAATATTTCCTAGCACCTTTATTCATATTTAATCCTCTATTAACACCATGTTTCTCTATATTTTCAGCTATAGAATCTAGTTGCCTACGTCCATAGTCTCCACCTATAGTACCATTAAACATAATATTAGGATCATCTTTAATTTCTCTTTTACCACTAGCAATCCTAGCTACTCTAAGGTGTCCAGGTTTGATAATTTTTTCAATACTTTGACCTTCTACAACATACTTACTGTTCTCACCTCTAGCTTCAATTTCAGTAAGTACTCCCATTGAATCAGGTATTGGTTCACCAGTTTCTTTATCTTTAACTTCTTGAGCACGTAAAGCTAAATGACTTGCTACAGCACTTTCATAACCCATGGCAATATAACGATTATATTTTTGTGCATAATCAGCTTTAGCATTTGCCATAGCTTCTACATAAGCAGGACTCTTTTCATTACCCTTAATACCCATGTTAGTAAATGTTGTATCAAGATGAGCTTTGATTTTCTTCTCAGCATCATGCTTTTTAACAGCACCTTCTTCAAGTTTAGTAGCTTTATCTCTATGTTTTAGTGCAGCTTTAGGATGGAATTGATCTAATTGTTCATTAGATATATACCCATTCTGACTAGCCATAAGAGTTTCAATGTGATCTTCATCTTCTCTTTGATTTCTATCACTAGCTGTTTCATAATTAGTTACTGCTGAAGGTATAGGTAATCCTAATTCACCAAATTCCCGTTTAATTTCATTTACCCTAGCAGTACTTAAACCTTGTGGGTTAGTCCTAGCTTCTTTTATAAAATCATTTTTTAAATCTGTACCAGCAGCTTCTAAAAACTTTTCTTCTTCATTTACTTTGTCAACATAACCTTTTCTTATAGCAGCTTTAATAGATGACACCTTACCAGGCCATTGCTGTGCAAAAGTTTTACCAGGCTTAACACCTAGTTCTCTTGCCATAGAAGCTGGCATAGGTTGGTTTAATATAGTTTCAGCATACTCTGGATTGTCTCTATCTATACCTTCTTGTGTAATAATAGCCTCAACTTCTTTCCAACCACCTGAATTTCCTAATAAATTACCTTTAGTATCAGCAGTATTAGAAGTTTTAACAAGTAAATGTTGTAGATCAACAGCTGTTTTCTCTGATCTAGACCACTCTAACTTAGCTTTTTGTCTGGTATTCATAGAAGATTCTATGTTATACCGTTCTCTATACTTAGCTATTTGAGATTCTTTAGCTTTCTGGATAGTTTCATTAACCCCAGACATCTTAATCATCTCATCTGAGTACCGATCTAAGCCTAAATTAGTATAAATCTTATCAGAATATACTTCTATTGCAGCTTGTTTCATAGGAAACGCAAGATTATTATCTTTAATTTCCTGTGCTGTATATGTAATACCTCCAAGAGATATAGGTTCTGTACCATTTTGAAGAGAATGTTCTAGTTGCTCTTCAAATCCAAGCATCTTTTGACGAATCTGTTCTTGTGCAAAACCTACCTGTTGCCAGGGAGATAGTTGAGTTATTCTATCAGCATCTGGGTAAGCAGCTGAACCGCCTTCTTTTAATAGTTGTGCTTTTAATTTATGGTATTCAAGATCTTGTGCTTTAGCATCTTCAAATTCAAATGCTAATTCACCCATGGCTTTGGCTTGTTCAATGGCGTAAACCCTTTTAGCAGTCTCAGTGCCATGTTCATTTAACCACTTAGCCTTATCTAATTTAGCTTTTCTAGCTTCAGCTATACCTTCTAATTTTTTCTTTTCAATATCTTTTTTCTTCCAATCTTTTAATTCCTTAGAGAAGGGTTCAAGTTTAGAAGCTATATCTCTAGCATGGCGGATTTCATATTCACCTCTATCCCGAGCGGCAGCGGTGGTGATTTGTTGTTCTTGGCGAGAGACTTCACGTTGATTTGCTTTAAGCCTTTCGATGTTACTAGCGTATGACTTAGACATAGGTTACTTCTCCACTTTAGGAGGTTTATTAGCTTTGTAGTCTTTATAACCCTGCATTCCTGTATCTGCTAATCCAAGTATCAGGCTAGCTTTACTAGGTCCAGCTTCTAATTCAGGAGCTGCAGGTGCAAAACCATGTACTGGTGCAAAGGCTACTTCTCTAAACAAGGTATCAGAATCATTCTTAGCTGCTCCCCATGTTTTTTGTTTCTGCCTATTAGCTTCAGTTACAGCAAACATTTTAGAATGTATTGCTCTTGCTTTCTTTCTACCAGCTTCCATCGCTGATTTACCTGCTAATCTAGCTGCAGTAGCTCCAGTCTGAGTACCAGCATAAGAGCCTTCATGCATTTCTATAATAGCATCTTCAATTGCAAAGTCTTGAGTAGCAAAGATTTTTTTCAATTCAAAATCTGTATCAGACCATTGATCTATCATTGCTTGATATGTTTTATCTTGATCCTGATCTTGATCTATGACATCGTTTAAATATTTGACATTATCAAGATTAGCGGTGACTTCATATTCTTTGTTTTGTCTATGAAAGTTTTTTACAGCTGCATTATTACGCCCTCTAGCTGCAGATGTTTCAGCTTGATGACTGGCTATCTGTTTTCCTGCTGAAATGGCCATTGTAGCCATTGATACTGGTTCGCACACGGCAAAATTCTATAAAGGTTAATTGGTTAGGACCATGTTTAAGTTCCCGTAAGAACTTGAATCCTAAAAACTTTAGAAGTTTTAGATGAGCGGTATTCCGTTTATCTACTATATTCCAAAGGAGATCTTCTTTTCTACTTTCTATAAATCGTTTGGCTTCACGTGCAAAGGTAAGTGGATAGTCATGGATTGCGTTTGTACACAACATCCATATAAGACCACCTTCTTGCACTCCCGCTAATCCGGCAGTCTTGCCGTTGGGGACTTCAAACCAAACTGTGTCTCCACAGAAAGCTGATGAAGGGACGTAGAGAAGTGGTTCGTGACCGTGGCCCTCTTTCACTTCTCTATAGTCATCATCTCGAAGATGGGAAGCTACATAAATAGCAGCCTCCTCTGTAATTGGGTGAATGTAATTAGACACGTTGATAGTATCTTGGTGAGTAATCTCCTTCCCAGTTCATTGAATGAATAGTAGCAGGAGATGGATGATTTGATTTTAATAGTACTGTTAAATTTTCATTTCTATCATAGACAGGTATGGTATGTAAGTACCCTTTAGCAATAGTTGCTGTACTTGCTAATACATTATCCCATTCTAATGATTCAACGGTATAGGTATAATCATCTCTTCCTCTTCTTTTCAAAGTTACATCAATAACACCAACATCACCAAAGTCAAAATTCATTCTATGAATGGTTAAAGATCCTCTAGTTTCAGATGTCATCTGTTCACCTTGAGTTTGTGTAATATATATCTTAGGTAATTCAACTTCAAACTCATATTCATATCCTACTATCAGATCTGTGTTTATAGCAGATCCATCTTTAGTAGAAGTTTTCCAGTTACCAGGTAGTGTGACTGTTTCATTAGGAGCGGTACCAGTTATACTGGCAGCTGGAACATCATAACTTTTACCTGCAGAGTCACCTGCTGTTGCACAATATACGGTTAAGTTCTCAGAACTATAATACCCTGAGCCTAATGTAAACGTGGTTACATCTGTTGAACCATTATAAGTTAAATCACCTGTTGCAATAGTTTTCTTGGTATCTAAATGTACCCTATTTTCATCAGGTGCAGTACCTATCATAGGTGTGTCTGAAGTTAATTTTATGTCAAATTTTTCTAGTGTAAATTTATTGTTACTTCCTGTACTTAATACTGCGTAATATACATCATCAAGAATTGTATGGAATATAACCTTATTAGGCATAGTCCATCTAAACCATGCTGACTGAGCTCGTTTACCTCCAGATTCAAAGTACTTATATCCCCATACTTCATTGGTAGCAGTATGTAATGTACTATCTACACCAAATAAAAGTACATCATTTTCATTAGATTCACATACATTAGTAATGTTTTGAGGAAATAATTCTCCTACAATTTTGGTTTGTTCCTGGACTTGTGGCTCTTCTCTAGCACCAATACCAGCCATTTCATAGAAACGAGCTTGTCTAGCAGTACTATTTAAGAAACCAATAGTTGTACCTAATGATACAGGTTCAGTATCTGGATTAAAACCATAAGAGGATAAGTAACCAATTTTCGCTGTCTCAGGTGTAAGCAAAGCTTCAGCACCAGAGCTAAGAAGGAACTGTTCACTAGCACTAAATATTACTAGACCATTACCGGATTCTACAGCATCATATAGTTTAGTAGGGAATGTAGAACTGGATTGTAAATCGATAGGATCAGCATTGGATATAGCCATAGCTGTCTTAACCCAGAAGTTATAGAAATCATTAACTCTGGAAAGAATTACATTTTCATTACTTAATAACCCTATTCTATTTCTAAAGAATATCATCTTTTGAATTGGGTTACCTATAAATGTAGGTTTAGAGTTTGTGATATCATCACCTACATCACGTACTCCCCAATCTGGATATTGGAATTGAAATACTCCGTTTGTATAATTACGGGATGCACCACCATTAATAGCATATGTACCTGCTTCCACTTTCTTGATCTGTAGAGGCATCGTATCTTTATCTATGGTAATTTCTATACCAGGTGCTGCTACCTCTTCCCATACGCCCTCTCCGAAGCGAGCTGGAGTGTATGTGCAAGTTTCCCCTGCACTGATTGTACCAGATGATGAGTTACTTGCTAAATCAAATGTATTAGTTGCTACGTTTGATACTGTGTAATGTCCGTCTCCTGCACCTCCACTGGTAAAGTCAATGAATACTGTATCACCATTACTTAAACCGTGAGCTGCGGAAGTTACTGTTACTGTAGTACCAGCCCTAGCATATGTAGCTGATTTAGATATATCTGCAGTAATACCTTCAGCTTGGAACCGTAGGTAGTAATCATCCATATCTTCACCACTATTTACAACACGGACTACATATCCATGACGACAAACACGTGGTAAATCTGCAATGTTATTTACTTCAGATGTAGCAATCTTCATCAAAGACTTCTCAGGTGTTGTTACACCAAATGGAGTAGCTCTATATAAATGTAAACCATTACCGCATATTGTAGCTGTGATACCTGTACCACTAATAGCATCTAATGTAGCTTTTAGGTCACCAAGTATAGCAGCTGTCGAAACATGTTCATCAGAAGTTGATGATGTAGCATTAGGTCGTACACCAGCTATATTAGCTCTTGAAGTAATAGTAGTAGTATTGAGTATCTTTATTGTTGTAGTAACACCTTTCTCTGATGTATAAGAATGTGTATCTCCTGTTGCCCATCCTTCTCCACCAAACTGTAGTTTAGGAAATGCTTGGTATGTATCGTGATATGTATAACTATCATCTACTGGAGCTGTAGGCTGTGGAGTACATCTAATATCCATCTCATATCTAAGTCTGGACTTACCATTAGCACTCATGTTTGGTGGCGAGGTTCCGAACTTATCTGTACCTGTACTTATATCAACAGTCTCTCTTCCCATACCTAAGCAGTCACCATTACTAGTACCACTATAATCACCACTATCAGATACTGTACCAACCTCTACAGAAGTTGCTCTTGTATGAGAGTAAGTAGTATTATCATCTGGATCAAATATATCTAATGCATATTGTTTACCATATGAGATAGTCTCAAGTGATATAAATGCTTCATTTAATTGAGCCGGTGATTTATCACCTGTACCAGATAACATAGCTGTATTCTTCCTTCTATTAACAAAGAAGGTAGTTTCATTAATTGTTAGTACCTGTATATCAGAGGACTTCTCATCTGATAATGCAGTGTTATCTAAATAAGTAGCTTTAAGTGTTCCAGGGACAAGGGAATAATCCACGGGTATCGAAGCACCGTCACTACATCTCCATATGGTAACTGTACCATCTGCAGCACATTGTCCAATGTATTGTTCATCACTTTTTGAATAGATACTAAACCATTTTGCATTGGCTGCGGTGTTTACAGCGTATGTTTTACTATCCCCATAGGGGTTACTTGTGGTGGTTATCTCTTTAATCAGTTGACTACCAGGACGTTTCTGTAACTGATTAACAACATCAGGTACACCATTAACTAAGTCAACAACTTGACCTGGTACTTTCTTTTCATCTGGTTGTGTGGATATACCTAAAACATAATTAGGTATTTTCTGTGTGACACTTGCCATTTATCGTCTAAGTGCTTGATAAGGTTTATAAGATTGATATGCAGATTCATCAGGCCAACCCATATAATTATGGTCACCTTGATTACATTCGTATTCCATACATGCAGCTCTAGCTTGAGTCTCAAATGATCCTAACATCTTCTGCAACCCAGGGTTAGATACTAACTGTACAGCTGCTCTACCTGATGCTTTATATGTTATATACCTTTGGAATACTGTAGGGATATCTTCAAAATTAAGTAGTCTTACTTTATTAACATAGAAGTAATCATCATCTGGAAATTCAAATGTATGATTTACTCTATCATACATCTTCCAAAGTCCATCACTATCTTTTCGTCGGACAAAATCACGGGTACGATCCCATGAATCTTCCATGTCAATTCTTATAACATCAGATGCAATAATAATTTTATTGTCACTGGTGTTAACGTTTTCTTTTATATGATATTCAAGATTAAATGTCCAGCCTTCATTCTGTACATCTTGATTAGATTCTTTAAGTAGATTGTATATGAATGATATCTCAGGATTTGCAAAA